TAAACATAGCACCCCCTTGCCGATCAGATAAGCTAGGGCGAATTACCTCATACCAAGCCTCTGGGCGCATATCTGCAAACTCGTCAAGGACAACAAAGTCTAAAGCTCGTCCGCGCAGGTTGTTTGGCTTTTCGGCTCCTTTGAGGCTGATAACAGAGCCATTGATTAGCCTAAGTGTTAGGGAGCTTTCGTTAGTCTTCGATATATACTCATGAGGAATAGAATGAATAAGCATCTGCCAAGCAATCTCTTTGGCAGAACCGTAGGTGGGAGCAACATACCATACATTCTTATTCTTGCCTGACACTGCTGCTTTTAGCAGAGAACCTGTAGATAGAAAGGTCTTGCCGAAGCGCCTTCCTGCTACAACAGAAACAAATCTGGCCTCAGATAAAAATATTTCAGTCTGAGGTTTGGTTAATTGCATTGCTGTCTAGAATAATATTAATGGGCGGTATTTCTTGGACCTCTTGCTCAGATTCTTTCCATCCAGCTTGGGTTTTTAGGTAAAAAATATTAGCCGCTACGCTACCTGCTTTCGCTAACTGTACGAGGTTGGTCCCCATGCCCACGATTTGATTTACGCGCCCCTTTTTATAAGCCGCAAAAACTTCAGGCTGTCTTTTCTCGATAGCCCTTAAAGTATTCTCAGTAATGCCAAAATAGTCAGCGATCTGTGACTTGTTAAGCACGGACGCAAGAGCCTTTAACTCAATTGTTTGCTCTGCAGTAAGCTCTACAACAGGCCGCCCGCCACCATCACCTTGATTGCCTATTTTCATTTTAAAAAACCTGACAATGCATAAAAAACTAAACTGTTACGATACCCGCCGTCATGGGTAGGCTCAATAGGAGTTACTGCGTGAACATTCCTCCAAGCAGGGTAAAATAATAAACTGTCACTTGGCATTTCAAAACAGGCTTCGTAGTCAGGGACATAAAGGCAGCCGCCACTAGAGTTGTGCCTGTGTGTATATATGGCATTCAAGGTTTGCTTTATATTCGCGGTATCTCGGTGAAAAGGCGCTGAAATGTTAAAATTGCTAATACTACTGGTAAACAAGTCGCCAAATTTCCATTTATCATCAACAGCTGAGACCGCCTTTAATTGAGCGTTAAGGTGATCAGGCATTAGATCGGCCATTACCGCTGACATTTCTTTTGCCGATACCAGCATAGCTTTAATGAAAGTTCTGGCGGACTTAACCGCGTGGACGCTGCTTCTGTTAGGGTAAGCCCTTCTCATTAAAGGTTTTGGCGGGATGCTTCCGATAATAGTGCTGTATTGTACCGTTCCAGCCTTCTTTGCTTCAGCCCTAGTCATTCCGCTCTTAACTTTAGCCATAACGTCAGCTCTTTCTAATAGAGTCTTAGGAACCCTGTCAGAAAGAAACTCTGCATTAGCTATAGACATCAGGCTCGCAAGTTTCGGGTAATCTTTTTTGACGTCAGATATGTAAACGCCAACTAACTCATCACCGTCATACAGGTAGCAAGATTCTTTTACGTTAGGCTCTATGTACTCGCACCTTGATCCTATTTTTCTAGAATGCTCTACTTTCTGCATTTGCAACTTAATCATACGACTTTCCTCATGCAGTGCTTTGCAAACCCTTTGATGTCCGTTTTTATGTCGAGCCTGTCGGATTTAACCTTTAATGTAACCCAAGGGCTCCAAGACAATGCCATTTTTTTTGGCGGCTTGGTGGTCTTTTTTGCTTGCGTACCATTCATGCAACCCACCCTCATTGCTGCCTACGTTCGGGCAGCTAAACCAAACGTGATTAAACCGTAATATCCCGTTACCATTCTGGATAGTCTGCATAGCGAAATCGCGATCTTCTTTGGTATCTTCGTTATAGCTCCATTTTATTTTCGAGACGTTCATCAGAGTGCATACTTCAGCGAACTTGCTGTTAATGCCATAGCTTTTTTTCTCAGTCCAAGCGTACTGCACATAACTCAAACCAACTATCTCAAACGGCAATTTTTTGGCTTTGTCTTCAACGCTTTTTAGCACTGAAGCGCCTTTTCTGACTGTCTTTCCGTTGTATATCCCAAATCCGTCAACATCATCGTCACAGAACCAAGCCCAATCGATATATTTATCCCTACACCAGTCAAGCATGAAATTTCTTACGTATGTTACGCCCTTGTCATTAGCTTCGATGCAAATTTTATTTTTAACAGGATAAACTTCCATCTCTTGCGGCTCAATGAAGTGATATACCTCATATCCAGCATCTTCAAAAAGTTTATATGTTTTGGTTGATGGTCTCCCTTTACTTGGTATACAGACTATCATAATTTATTCTTTTCTTTGCGAAGATAGTCTAATATCAAACCACCAACATAAGCGCCCTGACCTCTCCAGAATTTTATCACCTCTGAAGCATCTTCATAATCTTGAGCTTCAAATTCTATTTGTATAGCTTTTTTGACTTCACCAGTCATGCTTTCTAATTCATCATGGAGATCATCATCATCTAAAATAGAATAATCAACTTCACCTTTGAAATCTGGAAGGACATCCCAACCGAGAATATCTAAATCAAAATCAAAATCAGATAACGCCTCAATTTCTATTTTCAAAAGCTCATCGTCCCACCCAGAATTTAACGCCAACTTGTTATCAGCTATAACGTAAGCCTTTTTCTGCGCCTCTGTAAATCCTTTCAAGGAAATTGTCGGTACAGTGTCCATGCCTAGCAGTTGAGCGGCTTGTAGCCTACCATGCCCAGCTATAATGCCATTATCCTCGTCTATAAGTATTGGATTAGTAAAGCCAAACTCTTTAATACTTGCAGCGACTTGCTGTATCTGTTTCTCGCTGTGCGTTCTTGAATTGTTTGCATAAGGAATTAGCTTCCCTGTTTGTTTCCACTCTATAGATTCCATCATTGCTCCGTCCCGAATATCTCTT